GTATTTAGCTGAGTAGTTTGTACCGTCTACCACAGATGTTTTTATTGCCCAGTCTTTCGCTGAACCAATAGCATTGTCTATCCCTGTGCCTCCAGTAGCGTAGGCTTTCGCGGAGTAGTCTGTACTATCAATTTGCCCAGTAGTCTTTGTTGCCCAATCACGCGCGTCAGCGGTGTCAATCAATAAGGATGAATTTGAACTGGCAATGAAGGCCGCTTCGGAGGCGAAGGTCGTGCCTGCTGTCAGGCCATTTACTATATAAACATTCTTGGTTGATATGGTGACAAGATCAAAATTGTTATATGTTGTCGAAGCGCTGAAAACGCCTGTACTTTTAAAGAAGGTGGTTATATCTATCCAACCAACAGTAGCGGTGGCGAAGTTACCTACGCGAACTTGTAACTTTTTATTGGTGGTGTCGTATTGAAATTCAAAGTTGTCAGTTCGGAACACTCCTGATGTGTCGAATAGATCAGCGATCATGTCTGGGAGTGTTTTTGTTCCTTGTTCGACTGCCTCAAGATAATCGTCGAGGATATGGGAACCTGTCTTAGATGAAACGAACCTGAGCTGTTCGCCTGTGGGTCTTGTTTCAGCCATGAAGTTTTTCCTCTTTTATGATCTGTGTGACGATGCCCTTGGTGATGCTGTACTTTTCTTTGTCGAAGTAGCGCTTCACTTCGTGATTGGTGGCAGTGATTGCCTGCTGAAGAGCATCTACGCGATAGGTCAGCTCTCTAATATCTGCGGCGACTGACGCTTTGAGGGTGGTGTTCTGCTCAGCCAGAGCGAATACACTGGCGTCGATGATCTTTTTAACTTGGAATGGCATAGTATGTAGCGAGGTATTGATTGCTTCTACTCTTGCGTTTAGTTCTTCTTGCTCTTGTTCTGTCATCGTTGGGCCTGCTTCATTGGGATTAAGTTGCCTTTATCAACTTCTTTATCTATTTGCTCTTGGGGCTGTACGGATGCTCCACGCATCTTTTCCATGAGGGCCAGTTGTTGGGAAGGGCTTGGCCCTTCTCTTTGAAGTTGCTCTTTGGGTATTTTGAAACGGTCTAGGTCGGTAATACCCATTGCTCGGATGGCTTCTTCTGCTATTTGGCCAGCGTTGTATTCCATGTTTAATCCAGTCTGGTTCATTATCTGTAGCATGTTCATCCATGTTTCAGCATTCCTTGTGGGTTCGAGAGGTAGGGTTCCGTCGATGACTAGGTAGTCTATGTCTCCTTGGAGATCTTTAATGACCTCGTAATCAATATAGCCGTCTTGCACTTGATCTGAGAGTTGATTGGGAAGATTATTGCTGTCCACTTTTATACTGCCAGTAGGCGTTAAACTATCTTGAATATTGGCTACCATCATCCGTACCATTGGGCGGATTGTGGTTGATGACATAACTCTGGCGAGGACACCGAGACGTTGGGAGCCAAGTTGGGTGAGGCGTTGTATCTCTGTGGCTGTTCGGATGCCGTCTGTTGTAGGGATACCTTGCTGAATGTCTGATGCGGCGGCAACTCTGTTTTTCATCTCACTCATTTGTGCGATGTCATTTAAGTGGCCGCGTGTTACGTCTGGCACTTCCGCAATGAATACTCCATCTCCTGCTTTACTGCCAGCCAGAGTACGGACAACCCCCCAAGGGTTCCTGTCGATGAGGTCGGGTACGCTGACTTGAGTGGGATCGACGAAGATCAGGTTGTTTAGTGCTGCTGATACGTTGTCGATTCTACTACGCATTAGATAGGTAGCTATGTCGTGCATTGGCAGGATCAAGTCGTAGAGCGATTGGCCATAGGTTTTGTGACTGTCTTGGTATAAGCCTCCAATAACTACTGGGAACTGGCGTCCGTATGGGTTTAGCTGGAGGCGAATGATTGTGTGCTCGTCCAATACTGTGATGACGAGAAATATTTGTTCAATGGAGGGGATTCCTATCTCTTGGCCAGAGAGGCGTACCCATGCTTCATCGGTTACTCTTGCGTCTCCTAATGCGAAGTAGGCGTGGTCTGCTCTTTCTCTTTGGTGTGGGGAAGCGGGGTCAATAGATAACCCTCTCCCCTCTTCCTTGTTCCAATGATGTCCTTTCCACGAATTGCGGGGAGGGGCTATCTTGTGGCGAAGAGCGGGAAACTCTTTTAACTTGGGGTAGAGGCCACTAAAATCTAGGGTGTTGAAACTGGTGTAATCGCTGAACACTATAAATTGCATATTGTCCCAGTCTCCCCAGTTAACGCGAGGATCGGGGAAGCAGCGACGTGGATCAAAGTTGACTAACTTGTTTTGGTTGCCAACGTTATCCCACACAATTTTTGTGGGGGCAAATCCATAGCGGATGCTGTCCAGCAGCATCTGCGCCATGCGAGCTTCGCCTGCGGTGCGACGCATTTGTTGGTGAAGGACTCGCTCAAGTAGGAGAGAGGCGTTCCTGCTTTTACGATTGAGTCCTTCTAATTGGAACATAGGATTTCTGCCACCAAGAGCAGCCATCATATACGTTAGGACGGTGTCTGCGATGGCGCGGGTATCAGCCATGACCGCTTTCTCGCGGAACTCTGTTGTGTTTGGTGGAACGTAAACGTCATGCGCTCTGTCTGCTTCCTTCCAATGATCATAGCGTTTGGAGATCTTTGCATGCGACATATCGTGCATCGACTTGACGTAATCGACTAATCGGCGCTCTTGTTCGTCTGAGAGGGCTGCGCTTATGTCCTCGTAGTTAATTAGACGCTCTGCGAACTCACTAAGATCGACGACGAGCCGCTCTTCTGTTGATACCTTAGCGGTTTTGTATGCTTGCGATTGGTCTAGTACAGCCATGATGCGGAGTATCCTTCTGCTTTTTTAATTAAGTTACACGAAGTTTGATTATTCTTCGTCCCTGTTATATGCCCCAGCCTTTCCAAGACGTCTTTTTGGTGACAGACGATAATGATTTGCCAAGTGGGTTGTCGTCTGAATTATAGGTATTGTTCAATGATTGAGATGCGTCTGGGTGCATTAGCCAGTCGTCGGTTGAGATGGCTGTTCTGGATAGAATGTCTATTGCCATTGTCATGGCGTCGACTTGATCGTCGTGAGCGGCGGCGGGGAAACTGACTGTTTCGTCGATAAAGTCGTCTAGCCAGCTTGATGATTGTGGGAGGAATACTCTCCCTCCTTCGATTATTGGGAGGATGCTGTTCACTCTGGCAACTTTATCGTGGACGATTTTATAGGGGATGACTGAGATACCTGATTGGCGTTTTAGTTCTTGGATCAAGGATTGACCAGAGGCTTTGTCCTCGATGTAGACTGCGCGTAATCCTTTGCCTCGGTAGCGGTTGTTTAGGTGGATGAGGCGTTGCTTTAGCTCTGGGAAATCATATTTGCCACGCATGATGTCTATTATATAGATGTCGCCGTTTGTGTCGATGCCTGCGGTGATTGCGACGGAATAATCGGCTGTCTCTGTCTTTTTGAAGGCTGTGTCTGCTGCGATTATCAATGTTTGGAAGCGTGTGGGGCGTAGATCTTCGGGGTAGTATTGCCACCACTCTGTACGAATTAAGTTTCCTCCTTCTATGTAGGGCTGTTGTTGATAAAGGGATGCGAATTCACGGGGGTTGAGGCGTTCTCTGCGTTTGAGTTCGTCGATTGGGAATCGTTCTGGCCAGAGAGGGACGTCTTCTTCTGGGTAGGCGCGTTTCTTGTTCTTGGGCGCTAGTTTCTGTTCTTCGTGGGTGATGTATTCTGGATGATCTTTGGGGAGCATGTGGCGGAGGATTGTGCGCTGGCCTTTGATTACTTTTGTTGAGTAGGCAGGGAGATTAATGTGACTCCATAGATTTTCGCTCCAGTCTTCTGTGTCGATTAGGCGGCCAGCGAGGTCATCTGGATGCCAGCGGGTGAGGATGACGATTGTTTTGGAGGGGCGGTTGTCTGTGGCTTGTGGCTGTAGGCGGGTGGAAAGGGCGGAAGTGTAGTAATTCCATGTTTTGTTACGTTGGGTCATGGACTCTGCGTCTTCGCGGGACTTTATGGGGTCATCGACGATTAATAGGTTGGCGGGACGACCAGAGGTCGTGCCTCCAACGCCGACTGAGAAGTATGCGCCACCTGATTCTGTACGCCAGACGTCTGCTGCGCGGGATTCTTGAGAAAGTTTGAAGTCTGGGAAGGCTTGGTGGACTAATGGGTCTTCGACGACGGTGCGTACTTGGCGTCCGAAATCTGTGGCGAGCTGGGCATTGTAGGAACAGCTCATTATATAGCGAGTTGGGTCTTTAGCCATGAAGTATGAGGGGAACAGAACGGTTCCGAAGGTAGATTTTGCGTGGCGAGGTGGCATGGTGATCAAGATATTGTTGGTGGGCATTGTATCTTGTTCGAGGGCGTCTAGTGTTTCGATCAAGTTTTGTTGGAATGGGGCTAGTGTCCATTTTGGGTAGATAAGGCGGACGAATCCAAGGAAGGATTCGGAGGCTTTGTGGAGAGTAAGGAGGTGAGCGGCTGCTTGAGCAGGAGTTAGTGGCTTTTTCATGGTTTGTAGGTGGTGTTGATGTTGTTGTTTATGATTTTGTGACTGACGCGGATTTCTTGGGCGAGGGATCTGTCTTGCAGGGTGTCTTGCATGATGTAGGCGAAGTGATTGAAGACTGCGGCTGCTCGTTTGTGGGCGGGGATGGAGGTTAGGTCTAGTTGGGACATTGCTTTGCCCAAGTTTTGAAGGGATATATCTGCTGGAGCTAGATCTTTAGGGGATGGGTGGCCTTTTTGGTGATCTGTCATTGTTCTTCTCCTATAGATGACTCTGTTATTGGGATTATTGTTGGGTCGATGGGTTCAAGGGCGGAGGTGTCGGAGGCGGATGAGGCGATTGCTTCTAATTCGGAGCGGGATAGCTCGGTTAGGGGGCGATTTGTGACGTCGTGCTGGACGAATGCTGCGGTTAGATCGGGAACGACTTTGTTTAATAGGGTGCTGAAGACGCGGGCTTGGGTTGGGTTCCAGTTTGTGGAGCCTGTGACGACAGAATGGGCTAAAGGGAGCTGTTCTGAGATGTATCTGCTGATTTGGTAGCGGATTTTGGCGGATTGTGTGGGGGTTAGGGTTACTTCTGTGGCTTTTTTCATGAATTCACTCATTTTTTTTAGGTGTTTGCGGCGATCTATGACTGCTTTGCGACGGTTTCGACAGGCTGTGGAGCATGCGACTCGGCGTTTGGCGTGAGATGCTTGGACTGTGAAGGTGTTGTTGCAGATTAGGCACGTTTTTACGACTGGTTTGCCATGAGTTTTCCCCTTTTTATTATGGTGATGGGCGACTTTAGACGTTTTCATTTTTTGGTGCGATTGGTGTTGGGGTAGGGGAGGTGACGCTTGCGCGAAAGTGATCGGCGGGTCGACCCTTCCCCCCCCTTCCTTTTATAAATGGTGGATCAGCCTCTAAGTCATTGATTTTCATAGGGTTTATGTCGTCTATATGGGCGAACGTTTCGGCTCCAACATGCGCGTGATCCTACACATTGACCAAATCAACAGCTTACACCAAGACCAAAACTTTTTCGTCCTATCTTCATGTGTACACATCCTGAAAGGAACTTGATAAGGGACGGCAAAAGAACCGTCTGAAATATTTATTAATTACGCCTACGGAGGCACACATGAAAGATTACAGCAAAAGCACATGCACAGAGATGGCGAAACACTACGCCAGTGCAAAAACTGCGGCTACACGCAAAGAAATCAAACTATACGTGGAGGCACGTGTACAAGTCACCCACCGCAAAGCGTGGCATAACCTGCTCGCCGACATCGAAGCGGGCAATAACGGGCGTGTGAAAGCACGTTCACTCCCACGTCGCGAAATGAACGCAGAGCTTAAACGCCTGCGTGACGCAGAGGAAAAACCTGCCAAAGCGTCCAAAACACCTGCCAAAGCACCCAAAGCAAAACCCACCAACGCACCCAAAGCGTTGGAGGGATTCTCACCAGAGGAACTTGCGGCTGCGATAGCCTTCCTCAAAGCGTTCAAATAATCGCCCTCGCACAAGCGTCCACCCCTTCGGGGGTGGGCGTTTTTTTTTGTCCGTTTTTCAGGAGCGTACCTATGACGATCACGAAAACGATTGAAACGATCACGATAGCGGTATCACTCACGCTAATAGCCAGTATCTTTACGCTGGTATTGATCGAAGCACTATCGGGCTGTGGCGAGCCTATCTACCACGCTGATGGCACATACATTACTGGCGAGTGTGTCTATCTTCCCTATTCGCCAGTGGAAGGACGATGGAAATAATCCTCTTCAGGTACACACGAAGAATCTATCACTTCGCGTACACACATCCTGAAAGGAACTTGATAAGACAAGGCAAAAAATTCGTTTTGTCTTCTTCGCCTGCAAAGGCTTTTACCACTTCACATGTAACCTACAAAGGAGGCTTCACATGTATAACGATCAACTAGAAAATCTTACCGCTCATGATGTCAGGGAACAACTTTCCCTTACAGACGAGCTAACACCCGATAGCGTGAAAGACGCGATTGTATCTTGGTTTCCATTCGCCAGTGACACGGCGGTGGACAACATCACTCATGAGATTTGCGACTAAGGAGGAATGACTATGTTTTGCGTCACACACGAATTTCGTACAGGAATGTTGAACAAGGACGTCAACATTAACTTCAAGTTCATGGACGAAGAATACTCAAGCGTAGACGCTTGGGTATTCGAGGTCACAGGCTTTCGTCTGTGGGAACTTAACTCCCTCAACGAAGTTGTATCAGGAGTGAACGATCCTGATGTAGTCAGACGCTTCAATCAGGAGCTTGCTCCTGTTGATTGTGAGATTGAGGTCGGGAAGAACAGCATCCGTCTTGGTCGTGATGATTTCATGTTGATCGGTGAGCCAGAACCGAATCAACTTGTGGTCAACGATCACGTTAATATTCGTTGGTGTCTTGCCTACGATGAGCGTATTGAACGCTAACCCAAACGCCCTCTTCGGAGGGCTTTTTTTTGCATAGGAGAAATCACATGAGCATCAGGGAAATACGAGAAGAGCTTGGCATGAAGAAATTCATTGCCGACATGGATCGGGAGGCAATCAACAAGTTGCCTCGGTGTGTAAAACGTTCACTTAATCCTCGCCAGATGTGGCGATGGAATTGCTGGAGAGCCAACAAACAATGGCACACCAATGAATGGCGAGCATTTTCGCCAGTGATCAACCGAATCAAGGGCGATGGATGGAGGCATGAGGTATACACCTTTGTCCCATCTTCTCCCCCCAAAGGGGGTGAAGATGACTAGTTATGCGGCTAGTGTGCTGAAGAGGAAGTGGATTGACACATCCTTTTCAGCCAAGCAGAAGAGAGATCATGCCAACAACCGAATAATCAAACCTATTGCGAGGGAGATGAAGGTCATTGAAAAACTGGTCAAGGACATGGTGCGAGAGAGTCAGCACTTTGTTTTGCCATCCGATAGTGATGGTGAGGCGATCATCAAGGGATACGATGGTGATTATGGTGATGTGCTGAATGAAAGTACGAGGCTACCTTACCCTGAGATTACGATCTCGTTTCAGCACAAGGGTGTAAAGAAATTCGTGGTTGTGAGGGAGGAGGTGAGGGAGGATCTTGGTACGATTTGGGTGTTGTTCATACCCAAGTCGAGTGGTAAACATAAATGGGAAACGCCACTAGCTACCATTGCTG